TTCAACTATTGATATTTTGAAGGAAGCCCTATTTAAGTTTCAACTAGAGCGTGATACTTTTACATCTACACCGTTTGAACTGACACTGATTATTGCTGGTGACTCTGCTGGTGCAGACATATATGCTAGTATGGACTGGGAAGAGATTAGCCGCTAATGACTACAAGTAAAAACCGTACAGTATCTAAACTACTTACAACAAGCAATGTAGATCTCTACACTGTACCAGCTAGTTATGAAGCTAACATTAAAAGTATATACGTGAATAATAAGTCTGGTAGTGCTGCAACGTTTAGCTTAGACCATTACGACTCTCAAACTGCAACGTGGCACACATTAGCTGATGCCGTTAGTATGCCTAACAATTCACTACTACAGATCACAGATAGTCTGTGGTTTTATAAAGCAGATAAGTTTCGTGGTTTAGCTAGTGTAACAGACGCTATTACTGTAACGTTTAACATAGAAGAATTTTATATACCTACTAGATCATAACGGGTATGCAAACTTGTATGTAGTACATTAACATAAAATATGATATAACTACCTCGCACATAAAGCAAAAGGAGGTAGTGCACATGTTTAAACGTATATTGAAACGGTTCCAAGAGAACCAACAACGCAGAGCAGACTATTGGATACTCATGAACTTGAGTGACAAAGAACTGCACGATATGGGGATCAGTCGTGGCGAAGTCAGGCAAAAAGTCTACGGTTAATGCAGCGGGTAATTATACTAAGCCTACTATGCGTAAGCGCTTGGTTGCTTCCGTCAAAGCTGGCGGGAAAGGTGGAAAGCCAGGACAATGGTCCGCCAGGAAAGCCCAAATGGTCGCTAAGCAGTACAAAGCTAAGGGGGGTGGTTACAAATGATCACTAAAGTTAAATGCTACGTAAAGCGTGTAATCCGTGCTTTACTGAACCGTAAATGTGAATGTCAGTGTGAGTGCTGCTAAATGGCATTAGCTAAATCTCAGAAGAGCTTAAAGTCTTGGGGTAAGCAGAAGTGGAGAACCAAGAGTGGTAAACCTTCTACGCAAGGCCCGAAAGCGACAGGTGAGAGATACTTACCTGAGAAAGCTATTAAGTCTCTTAGTTCTTCTGAGTATGCTGCTACCTCACGAGCTAAACGAAAAGGCGCTGCTAAGGGTAAGCAGTTTGTGGCTCAGCCTAAAAAGATTGCAAAGAAAACCAGAGCCTACAGGAAAGTAAAGTAAGATGGCACGTAACTTAACAGAGAAGCAAAGTAAGTTTTTGGAGGTTCTCTTTGAAGAGGCACAAGGAGATGTTGTGCTCGCCAAGAAGCTTGCAGGTTATAACCCTGAGTCATCTACTACATCTATTGTGGAGTCATTGAAAGATGAGATATTTGACGCAACTAAATCATACATGTCAAGAGTTGGCCCTCGTGCTGCAGTTGCGTATGCCTCTGCTTTGGACGATCCTACCCAGCTAGGCATTAAAGAAAAGATGATGGCTGCAGGTCAGATCTTAGATCGTGCTGGTGTAGTAAAGACTGAAAGAGTAAACGTAGAGTCTTCAGGTGGTTTGTTTATTTTACCACCTAAGCAACAAGAGAGTGATGCATAATAATAACACTAAAGGACAGCGCTCTTTAAACTATGCGTACTGGATGCTACCTAAAGCACCGTTTAAAGTTAAGCTTTGGCAGCGGATACCTAGAGTAAGTACGTACATACCTTTTGGTTACGAGATAGATCCTGACGATGAGGATTGGCTATTACCGATAAGTAAAGAATTAGAACTTTTAGAGCTTGCAAAGAAACATCTAAAGAAGTATAGTTACCGTCAAGTATCTGCGTGGTTAACTACACAATCAGGTAGAAGCATTACCCACGATGGATTAAAGAAGAGAATAGATGTCGAGCGTAAAAGAAAAAGACTTACTACAATTAAACGCCAGCTTGCCCAGCGGCTCGAAAAAGCGTTACGTCAGATCGAAGTCCTCGAAAAAGAAAGACCAGGTTGCTACACCTACGAAGAACAAGAAGACGGAGACAGTAGCAGCAGCACCACCTCCAAGCCCAGCGCAAGTAAAGCCTCCTGAGTTTGACCCTATAGAAGCACAAAACATTGTATTCAGGCCAAACCCAGGACCACAGACGCAGTACTTAGCTTCAGGTGAACGTGAGGTGTTGTATGGTGGGGCAGCAGGTGGCGGTAAGAGTTACGCTACATTAGCTGATCCTTTACGTAACATGAACAACCCAGACTTCAGTGGTCTACTTGTACGTCACACGACAGAGGAACTTAGGGAACTCATACAGAAAAGCCAAGAGTTGTACCCTAAAGCTATACCAGGTATTAAGTGGTCTGAGCGTAAGAGTCAGTGGACTACACCTAGAGGCGGCACATTGTGGATGTCGTACTTGGATAGAGATACTGACGTTATGCGTTACCAAGGTCAGGCGTTTAACTACATAGCGTTTGACGAACTTACGCAGTGGGGTAGCCCCTATAGCTGGAATTACATGCGCTCACGTTTACGTAGTGCAAACAAAGACTTAGGCTTGTACATGCGAGCCACGACTAACCCAGGTGGACAAGGACACTCTTGGGTAAAGAAAATGTTCATTGACCCAGCATCACCTAATACGCCTTTCTGGGCAACGGACATTGAGACTGGTGAGGTATTGAAGTTCCCATCAGGGCATAGTAAAGCTGGTCAACCCCTATTTAAACGAAGGTTCATACCTGCCAGTCTATTTGATAATCCGTATTTAGCTGAGAGTGGCGACTACGAAGCAATGCTTCTGTCACTTCCTGAGCATCAACGCAAGCAACTACTAGAAGGTAATTGGGATGTCAACGAAGGTGCTGCCTTTCCTGAGTGGAACAGAGCCATACATGTCGTTGAGCCTTATAAAATTCCCTCTAGCTGGACTAAGTTTAGAGCTTGCGACTACGGCTACGGAAGTTTCACAGGCGTTGTCTGGTTTGCTGTATCACCCAGTGAGCAGCTTGTTGTCTACAGAGAGTTATATTGTTCTAAAGTTACAGCTACTGATCTAGCTGATATGATACTTGAAGCTGAAAGTGAAGATGGCAGTATCAGGTACGGTGTGTTAGATAGCTCCCTGTGGCACAAACGAGGCGACACAGGCCCGTCCTTGGCTGAGCAGATGAACCAAAAGGGATGTCGATGGCGTCCTTCTGACCGTTCACGAGGCTCACGGGTTGCAGGTAAGAACGAGCTTCACCGCCGTTTGCAAGTTGATGAGTACACAGAGGAGCCAAGACTCGTGTTTTTCTCGACTTGCACCAACACTATAGCACAGTTACCTAGCATACCGCTAGATAAAAGAAACCCTGAAGATGTTGATACAAATGCAGAAGACCACTTGTATGATGCAATCAGGTATGGTATAATGACTAGACCAAGAAGTTCTTTATGGGACTTCAATCCAGTTTCACATAATGCAGGGTTTCAAGCTGCAGATTCAACTTTCGGATATTAAGCATGGCAGAAAACAACGATCAAGGCGAATTGTTTGAAACAGATGATTTGGCTGTTATTGAAGACGGTGATGAACTAGATGCACCTAGTGTAGTATCTTACGTTGAGTCACGCTTTAAACGTGCAGAGGATGCACGATACGCAGATGAAACTCGTTGGTTACGTGCTTACCGTAACTACCGTGGTATTTATGGAACAGATGTTCAATTCACTGAAACTGAAAAGTCTCGTGTTTTTGTTAAGGTAACTAAGACTAAAACGTTAGCAGCGTATGGTCAGATCGTTGACGTACTGTTTGGTAGCTCACGTTTCCCTCTTACAGTTAACCCTACTACGTTACCTGATGGTGTAGCTGAGTCATTGCACGTAAGCATTAACCCACAGGCTGAGCAAGCCACTGAGCAACTTACATCAGCTTTCGGTGAGGAACCTAAGGTAAGCTACTTGTTTGACCCTAACGAGAAGCTCAAGCCAGGTGAAACTATGTTTGACCGCATGAAGCGTATGGGTCCACTGAAAGATAAACTTGATGTCTTCGGTGAGAAAGTTATGGAAGGTCCAGGCACTACGCAGGACACAGTAACGTTTCACCCTGCTATGGTTGCAGCTAAGAAGATGGAAAAGAAGATCCACGATCAGTTAGAAGAGAGTGGAGCTAATAAACAGTTACGTCATACAGCTTTCGAGATGGCACTCTTCGGTACAGGTATTATGAAGGGTCCGTTTGCTATAGATAAAGAGTACCCTAACTGGAATGATGAGGGTGAGTATGACCCCTTAATCAAGACAGTACCATCTACGAGTCACGTATCTATATGGAACTTTTATCCTGATCCTGATGCGTACAACATGGATGAGGCAGAGTATGTAGTTGAGCGTCACCGTATGACACGCTCACAGATGAGAGCATTAAAGTCTAGACCGTTCTTCCGTAAAGACTCTATTGATGAAGCTATTGCACTTGGTGAGTCTTACGATAAGAAGTACTGGGAGCAAGACATGGAGGATGACAGTGTAAGTAACACTGCTCCTGAACGTTATGAGATCCTAGAGTTCTGGGGTTACGTAGACTCAGAGATCCTAGAAGATAATGGTGTACGTATTCCTAGCGAGTTAAAGGATGCAGAGCAACTGAGTGTTAACGCTTGGGTATGTAACGGTACAGTACTACGCTTAGTACTTAACCCATTCAAGCCAGCACGTATTCCTTACTATTCTGTACCTTATGAGTTAAACCCTTACAGCTTCTTTGGTGTAGGTATTGCAGAAAACATGGATGATACGCAGACATTAATGAATGGTTTCATGCGTATGGCTATTGATAATGCTGCACTCAGTGGTAACTTAATCATTGAAGTTGATGAGACAAACTTGGTCCCTGGGCAGGACTTATCTGTGTACCCAGGCAAGGTGTTTCGCAGACAGGGGGGAGCACCAGGACAAGGCATCTTTGGGACTAAGTTCCCTAACGTTGCTGGCGAGAACATGCAACTTTTTGATAAAGCAAGGGTATTAGCTGATGAAAGTACAGGCTTCCCAAGTTTTGCTCACGGTCAAACAGGTGTCAGTGGAGTGGGTAGAACTGCTTCTGGCATTTCTATGCTTATGTCTGCAGCTAACGGTAGCATACGAAATGTTGTCAAGAATGTCGATGATTATTTGATTGCACCATTAGGTCGTGCTTTCTTTAGCTTCAACATGCAGTTTGACTTTGACACAGACATCAAGGGTGACTTAGAAGTTAAAGCGTCAGGTACAGAAAGCTTGATGGCTAACGAGGTACGCTCACAGCGCCTGATGCAGTTTATGGGTGTAGCTTCTAATCCAGCGCTTATGCCGTTTGTGAAGAGCGACTACATTATTCGTGAGATAGCTAAGTCTATGGATCTTGATCCTGATAAAGTAACTAACTCATTGAGTGATGCAGCTATCCAAGCTGAGATACTAAAGAAGTTCACACAGCCGCCAGAACCACCTGAGGGTGCAGCAATGCAGGGACCACCCGCACCACCTAATCCAGGTGCAGCCTCAGAGCAAGCAGGGGTAGCAGTGAGTGATACTACAGGTGCAGGTGGGGGCAACATAGGTACAGGTACAGTACCCACTCCTGGTGAGCAAGGTTTTAGCGGCACATGAGCAGCATTAAGAAGTTCGTAAACGATAAGCCTCTATGGGATTCTTTTGTAGAAACACTTAATAGTAAAATATCTACAGCCCAGCGCAGGTTAGAACAAGAAAGTACTATGGAAGGTATGTATCGTACCCAAGGTGAGATTGCAGCTTTACGTAAGTTAGCTTATTTAAGGGATGAAGTGAATGGCCCAAAGTGAAGAAGAATACTTAGGATACGCAGAAGAAGCAAAAAACTTAGCTGTAGATATTCCTGATGTATCCTTTAAAGATGCAGCTACCTTTGTTGCTTCAGCTACGCCTGTTATTGGTGACGCTATGGCAGCTAAAGAGGTTTATGATGAGTTACAGAAAGATGATCCTAACTATTACTTAGCTGGTGCGCTGGGCGGTGCAGCAATCGTAGGTCTTGTTCCAGGATTAGGTGACGCTGCAGCCAATGCTATTAAAGCAGGTGCTAGAAAAGCTGTAGATATAGGTAAGCGTATTGAAGTTGATCCTAATGCGTTAGGTGTTATGGGTGGTAATGTTAGACTAAAGCCACCTGTAGAAGAAGTAACACCACAGGTATCTAACATTGATTATCAAAAGAAGATGGCAGAGTTTGATAAAGCAGAAACTGCTGACGATTGGCAGACTGTAGTTGGTAACTACGTAACAGAATCACGAGATGTTAATCCTACTGTACGTACACCTGAACTAGAAGCATCAGCAAAAGATTTAATTGATGATAAAATTACTAGAGAGCAGCATTTAGAAAACGTAGATAAGTATAAACCTGTAGAGGCATGGGATGCATTACCTAGAGAACCCTCTAGTAAAGCCACAGTGTTTTCTTTAAATACAGCACAAAGAAAAGACGGTAATTTTGTTTTACCTGATAAGGCTATTAAAAATTTAAATGTAAAAAAAGCTAATCTTAAAGTAGGGGATAGGTTTTTAGGTAGACTAGATATACCTGCATATAAAGCTTTTGATACTTGGATTATTGCAGGTAAATCCCCAAAAGGGGATGCAGGTACTACTTATGCAAAAGCAATTCATTATGAAGGATCAGACGGTAAACCTGTTATATTTAGAGCATCTCAAGGTAAAGGTGAGAAAATAGGTATGGGTAAAGCAGACCCTGCTTATACAAAAGCTACACATGAAAAGACAGGATATGCTACAGTAGATGGTATTGTAAAAGACCTTGATGTAGAAGAGATACGTGATAAAGCAGCTAAGTTTTTAAACGATCCTGAGTGGACGCAGGTAGGATTTGACCCACGTAGACAGGGCGGCTTTTATGTAAGATCAGGTGAAAACAAACACGTACCTGTACGTGAAGCTGATGAAGTAATACAGATCGGTCCATTAGTGTTAGCTAAGAACGCTAAACTTGATATGGAACATAAAGGATATAACGAGGGTGGAGCAGTAACGGACATGGAAGAAGAGATGAATGATATGCTGCTCGAAGAACAGGTAGACCCTGTAAGCGGCAATACTGCTCCTGTAGGTGCTTTACCTTCTGAAGTACGTGATGACATTGACATTAGAGTAAGTGAAAACGAATACGTTATACCTGCATATGCTGTACGTTACTTTGGTGAAGACTTCTTTGATGAACTACTAGGTTCAGCTAAAGAGGGTTGGGAACGTATTAAAGAAGGTGATGAATTACCCTTCCGTGATGATGAGCTTGAAGTAGAGTCTGATGATGATAATGAAGAACTCAAAGAGGGTTACGCTGAAGGTGGTAACATCCCAGGAACGGAAGTACCACTACCTGTAGGTGGCGGGTATGGACGTTACGGTGGTACAGGTGCTGTATACACAGGCTTTGAGTCTCGTACATTTGTTAATCCTGACACAGGTAGAGAGATCGTTATATTCTTCTTTAACGGTAGGCCCATAAGTCGTGTACCTGAAGGGTTTAGACCTAAAGGTGAAACTGTTGTAGAGGAACAACAGCAAGTTCAACGTGAGCGTGATGATGATGATAAAGCTGTATTAGAAGCAGAAAAAAGCTGGAGAAATACAGCAGTAAGTGACTGGACTAATACAGACTATAAAGATTATAATGAAGATTTAGCCAGTAAAATACGAAAGGGGGAAGACCCTCTAGGTTTAAATATAGTAGAAAAAGGTATATTGTCTGTAGTAGGTGGTCTAATAGCGGGTCCTGCAGGAAGCATAGGTCTTCCTATGTTAGCTAAAAAAGCAAAAGAAAAACAAGCTGAAGCAGCGCACACACAAGCAATAAACTTGATGCAATCTTCTTCAGATAAAGATATTATATCTGCAGCAGATGCTACTAGATATATTACGGGTTCTGCTTTACAAAAAGAGGGTTACGCAGTTAGTGTGGCTGATCCGTTTAGTGGGTTTGCTAAGAAAGATGATGATCGGAATATATTTGACAGACTCTTTGGTAGACAGGGTGAATTAGATCCTGTAACTGGTATGCCTACAGCAGAGGCTGTAAGACAAAGAAACCTAGCTCAATATGGATCAGAGACATCCAACTATATGCTAGATCCATTTAGACCACCAAGTCGAGCAGTAGGAGAAACTATAGCAGGTACAAGTAGTACTGCATCTTCTAGTAAAGATGATGATAGGACTTCTTTTGCAGAAACTCTTGCTAAAACAGGTGAAGCGACTAGGGAAGGTAGTGCAGCCCCAACTACATCTACTGTGAGACCTACAGCTAGACCAAGTAGTGATGACAATGACTCTACCCGCAACACATCAGGCGGTAGTAATGTAGTAGGTAAAACTGCATCTGGATCAAACATATACTCAGGAAAAGACACAGGTAAAAAAGACGCTCAAGGAAGAACTCAATACAC